ATCAAAGCTTCTGCTAAACCTACTGCAATAAAAGCAAGCTACAGTGAAGCTAAGGCCGTAAAAGAAGCTTGTGATGATTGCGAATGCGAGCCTTGCGAATGCGATGAAGATGATAGCTTGTCTGAAGGCACTATCACTGTAAAATCTTTTACTGGTAAAGCACCAGCTGGTATCAAGATGAAGAAGATTGGTTCTTCAAGCTTCGGCGGAGATGACGTAGAAATGTCAGGTCCAGATGCTAAGATTATTGCATACGCAAAGAAAAGTCTTGGTTGCGACTCTAAGTGTAAGAGTATTGCAGATGTTCAAAAGCAAGTAAGCGAAATGTATGAGAGCAAGTGTGGTAGTCACGAAGAAGTTGCTGAAGACAACACTAACAAGAAATCTGATGATGGTGAAGGATTGGACAAAGTTCAGCCTAAAGCTGTTAAAAAGAAGTTCGTCAACCGTCTAGATAAGGATATCGACAACGATGGCGACACTGATGACTCGGACGAATATTTGCACCGTCGCCGTAAAGCCGTTGCTAAAGCACTGGAGGACTAGAAATGTCTGGAGATATTAACGAAGCTAAGTATGATCCAGCTGATGACGATTTGGTCGCAACTGACAAGGACAAAGCTTCGGCTAAGTTAAACATTGTCATGCAGTTGCGTAAATCTATGGACGTTCGTGGTAACATGGCTATCAAATTTGCTGACGGTAAGTCGCAGAAGATTCCTATGAACATCATGAAGATTGCCCTAGATAAGTTCGCTAAAGTGCGTAAGCCAGATTCCAAAGTTAAGATGCAGGATGCTATGGGCAAATCATACAAAGACATGATCATGACACTTAAGACTTTCAAAGAAGAAGTTGAACTAGACGAAGCTGCCCAAGCAACATGGGAAGTTACAGTTGCTAAGGGAATCAATAAGCTAAAGAAGGGTCAGACTGTTAAAGTTAAAGCTCGTAATACATCAGAAGCTTTGACCAAAGGCGCTAAAGCTTTAGGTGATCCAATGGCAAATAAAGGTCCAACAGGAACTCTTACAGTCAAAAAGTTGAATGAGTCTAATCTTGATGAGTATGGCTATCAGGACACGTTGTCTGCTAACGTAGATAAAGTAAAAATCCAGAAGCAGATCGATCAAGCTGAGAAGTACATGAAGACCTTCTTTGGTAACACATCTTCAGTTAAAATGAAGAAAGTTGCTATCCAGAAGAAAATCGAAAAACTTAAGGCACAGCTAAAAGAAGACAATAGTCTTGATCACGAGATGATCATGGTAGAAGCCATGAAGCATAAGATGGTCAAAGGTGTTGCTCATATTAGCAAAGCAAACTTCCGTAAGACGCACAATGACTTTAAAGGCACTGCAAAGGGCAAAGAAAGTCTTCTAGTATTTGATCCTAAGAGAGGCACTATCTCTGTCCCAGTACATTTTACTGAAGAAGTAGAATTAGACGAAGGGTTCTCTCAGCGAGAAATCAAAATGGCAATTGGCATTGCATCAGATAAGCGATATGCTGGTGTTAACATGACAGGTGCTACTAAAGCTATTGAGAAGCTGAAGAAGGGTCTATCTTCACAGCCACAAGTTATGGCTGTACTTAAGAGACAGAATGAGGAATTAGAGCTTGACGAAGGCAAAGATTTAACGTATACTGTAGTTCATGCTAGAAAGGGTAAGGTTGTTGTTACAGCCCCTACTTCATATGCGGCAGCGCAGAAGGCAGCCAAGCAGTGGAAGCTGAAATCTACTGGTGGTGTTGATGCGTATCTCATGAAAGAAGAGACTTTAGAAGAAGCTCCATCGTACAAGCTGTATCATAGCACGTTCTCAGCCGCAGTGCAAGAAGCTATTGCAGTTGCTAAGAAGCAAGGTTTTGATGTTGACGAAGATGACTGGTCTAATAAAGTTGCTACAGGTCCTAAAAAGCCTAGCAAAGATAAGACCAACTCTTACAGCATTAAGCTACTAAAGGGCGGAAAACCTGTCAGAAAAATCTTACAGATACAAGTCTATAACATGGGCGCAAAATACGAACTAAACTGTTACGTACAGTAAAATTATATAAATACTACTAAGTAAATTATCCATTTAATAAGGAGAAAGAAAATGGCATTATGGGGAACAGTAGATACTTTGGCGGCAACGCCAGCAGTATATACAAAAACGACATCATTTGACGCAACTGCAACCTCAGTGGTTATTCTTGCATCAAATACAATTAAACTACCAGGTCACAGCTATCTTACTGGCGATGCGGTCGTATACAATGACAATGGTGGTACTGTTATCACTGGTTTGACTGATGCGGCTACCGTATTCGTTAACCGAGTTGACGCAGATACTATCAAGTTGTACACTACTAAAGTAAACGCTGTTACAGGTCACGCATCAACAGGTCTTAAAGGACTTACTGGTGTTGGAGTTGGCGCAGGTCATAACTTTGTTAAAGTACCTGATGATCAATACTTCATCGATACTACTGAAGCGAGCTTATCGACTAACCGTGTTAAAGGACTTAAAACTCCAGGTTGGAACACATACTCTACTAAAGCAGTACCAGCAACAGTATTATCTTTTGATTCTACTGCTGTGGGTGTTAGTCTGGCTGATAACGTTATTAGCGTTGGCAATCAAACTGTACTGATCAATGGTAGCACAGTGACTTACTCTAGAGGTGGTCAAACAATCGTAACTGGTCTAACAGACGGCGCTGTAGCTTATGTGCATAACGTTGGTCCTGGCATGATTAAGCTGTACGGCACATCCGCACAAGCGATTACTGGTGGAGCAACTGGTCTTAAAGCACTTACAGTCGTAGGCGTAGGAACTCACACTCTTACAGCCGCAGACGGTGTAACACGAAACATGATTGAGAATATCGTACCGATGAAAGTAACTGCCGCAACTGCTGGCGATGTTGGTGTTGATGGAACTGATGATGCATTGTTGTTCGATAGACAAGTATCAATCACTACTCAGCCTCTACAATCAGCCGCAACAGTCGATCTTGCTAATGACGCAGACATCATACTTTCTGTAGTTGCAACTGCACTACCTGGAAACACAGGTCGAGCATATCAGTGGCAAGAAGATGGATCTAACATCTCTGCATCTGGTATCTACACCAACGTAACAACTGCAACAATGACTATTACTGGAACCACTAATAACTTAGCTGGTAAGAAGTATCGTTGTGTTGTAAGTGCTACAGCGGCTCAAGACTTGACTTCAAGCGAAGTAGTAGCTACTCAGTCAGCTTAATTTGAATGAAACTATGACGTTGGTTGGTGTTAATATCTCCAATCAACGTCCATATTTTAGTTATAAATATATTGGAGAGCTAAGGCTCTTGTGTGTATTAAACTAAAGGTGAATAAAATATGAAACTTGAAGAAGATAGCTTTTTGCTATATGCGGCTAAGTATTATGATATACGAATGGCGGCATCTGCTGATGAATTCTATGATGATTTAAAACGATTTCAGCATCTAAAGAGACTGTTTAAGAGATACGAGGAAGATGATGATCTCAAAGTGAGATTGATTATCAACCACTTGACTGTAATTTTTAACTGTTTCGGTGCAGAGGCTACACCAATGTTATTCTTCAAACTAGAAGACTATCATAAGTCACTAAAGCCATTTGTCATTATGCTAGGCTATATGCCTGACATTATAGAGTACGGAAGTAATAAGATAATAAGTTCAGAAATACCTTTGGACGAACATATAATAAAAGAGTTAAGAGCGTTATGATTGTTGATCTATTTCTAGTCTTTCAGTTTATCAAGCGATTGAGTACTCCCTTCGCTGAATGGAAGGCGTACAAGCTTGGCATCATTGATGAGTCAGGCAAGCAATTGATCAAGCGTAGTAAGTTCACTACTAGAGAACAGAAAGATTCGTTTGGTATCTTTGATATCATGATCATGAAACTCAAAAGACTGCTAGAGAAAGTACCTGGCGGTAAGTCAAGAATCGGCTCATATGCAGCCGCATTATATCTCATCAAAGAACACGATGAGATAATATCTCAGGGAGAAATGCTCACGGAAGAGCAACTTGAGACTAAGATAAGTAACTACATGGAACAAGTAAGCGCAACACATCAGGATATGGACGCACTATTCGAGGCTATGTGGGACGAAGACGCACCAGCAAACAGCGCAGGTGGTGGTAATATTGCAGGCATCGGAGTAGGTGCAGACGGTGAACCAGGTGTATCGCCTAGAACTCAGAAGAAGAAAAAAAATGCGAATAGCGTCTTGAAGAGATTCAAAGATACAATTCCACCTAAAGGATAAAGATTTCAGATGGCTGAAGATAATATCAACCTAGTCCGTACGGATGTGGAAATACTGAAGAAAGATGTGTCGAATATTCAAGGACTACTAACCAGACTAGATACTGCTATCGATAAGATCGCAGACGCTACTAATGGTATAGCCTCGATATTAGCTGTTCACGACAGCAAGCACAATGACACAGATAAGGTCATTTCTGAAATGACTAGGGTTGAGGAAAAGGCGATTGAGCTAATACATCAACGCATATCCGAGAAAGAAGCTGAGACTAGAGAGCTATCTAAGCAGAATATGAACACCCTTATGGACTTTCTCAAAGAGCATGATGATCGAAGCGAAGTCTATATCACTAATATGACAGGTCGAATTGAGCAGTTAGAGCGATGGAAGTGGATCATTATGGGTGGTGCTTGGGGCATCGGTGTGATGATAGGATTCGAAACAGAATTAATAATGGAATATTTCAGTAAATAAGACTTGACATCCAGCACCATTCGTGTATAATAGACTTAACAGTTGAATTACTACATCGGAGTTGTTAATGAATGTTACAGACTTAAAGTTTACTGGTATCTTGTCTACACGGTTAGATAGATTCGCAGTAAAGGCTAGTGCTCCCTATAGAGCAAACTTCAGATGTCCAATCTGTGGTGATTCTCAAAAGAACAAAACAAAAGCTAGAGGCTGGATCCTTGAGAAAGAGAATTCTGCCATTTACTATTGTCATAACTGTAACGCATCACATAGCTTGCGTAACTTTTTGAAGTTCTACGATCACAATCTATACAATGAATACATAATAGACACAGCGATGGACAGAGAGAAGAAGCGAGAACTTTACGCTACTAAACCTACACCCATTAAACCATTAGATAAGTTGCAGATGAAAGCTCCAAACTTTCGTAAGAAGGGCTCACCTCTGCTAAAAATTAAGAAGGTGTCTCAGTTACAGCATGACCACAGAGTCAAAATATATTTACAAAAACGTCTAATCCCAGCATCGGTGCAGTATAAATTATACTATGCTCCTAAGTTTAATGAGTGGGTAAACTCTATCATTCCAGGTAAACTTCCTGTAGTTGAGAGAGATCGACCTAGACTAATCATGCCATTCATCGATAAGGGTGGTAATGTATTTGGCTTCAATGCTCGTGCGCTTGGTAATGAGGAGTTACGCTATATAACTATAATGATTGATGATTCAATGCCAAAGATGTTTGGGTTAAACGATGTTGATTTTACGAAGAAGTACTATGTAGTTGAGGGACCTATAGACAGTCTCTTCTTGAACAATGCTGTTGCTATGGCAGGTGCAGACGGTAATGCAAGTGGACTAAATAACACTGAGAATGCTGTATTCATATTTGACAATGAGCCTCGAAACAAAGAGATCGTTGCTCGTATGGAGAAGTGTATTGATAAAGGATATAAAGTTTGCATTTGGCCAGAGAAACTACTTGACAATGACATCAATGATATGATATTATCTAATATGAATCAAGCTGATTTAGAGTTGATCATAGACAACAACACGTTCCACGGATTGGATGGTAAACTACAACTCAGCTACTGGAGAAAATGTTAATGAATAAAGAAGAATTAGTAAAGAGCCTTGGAAAGAAATTTAAGTATCGGTATGATACTGAGCAGTACGCATCACGGGACGCATGGTTCATCATGCGAGAAGAAACCGCTAAAGGTACGTTAGAAGGAGATTGTGAAGATTTCGCACTCACTCTATTATGGCATATCTCAGGCGAGAGTTATGTGAAGTTCTGGTGGAACCTCATATCACGTAAAGCAAAAGTTTGTTACTGCTATATCGAAACGCCTGATCGTGGTCACGCTGTACTGAGATATGATGGTGAATATGCGGACAACATACAGAAGAAGTTTGTTACTAAGGAAGCGTTGGAGAAGAAAGCCTATATATTCTCACGATGGATGTTTTTACCTAATACGGTAGCTGTAAAACTTCTCATGGGAAAATTTATCAAATCTAGATTATAAGAGGAACAATATAAGATGAAAGCAAAGTTGATTGGTCATACACAGCCTGTAAAATACGCTGTAGATGGGTTAGAGCATGGTTTAAAGAATATTGAAGATATGATCGCTTACTGCGCTAAGGTATCTAACCCGCAAGGACAGATGAACTTAGCGAGTAGCGAGAAGTTGTTAAATTATTTGGTAAAGCATAAACATTGGAGTCCATTTGAAATGGCATCAGCTACTATTGAAGTAGAGACTACACGTGACATCGCTAGGCAGTTCCTGCGTCACAGGTCGTTCTCATTTCAGGAATTCTCTCAGAGATATGCTGATCCAGAAGCTATGGAAAACTCCTTTGTTATTCGTGAAGCTAGACTTCAAGATCCATCAAATAGACAGAACTCTATTGACTGTGATGACGAAGAGCTTAAAAAAGCCTGGCGCATGAAACAGCAGATGATTATACACGAGACCAAAATTGCTTACAAATGGGCAGTGGATAATGGCATCGCAAAAGAGCAAGCGAGATCAATCTTACCTGAGGGTAATACAGTATCTCGTTTGTACGCAAATGGCACGATTAGATCATGGATTCATTATGTGGAATTACGATCTGGTCACGGAACACAAAAAGAACACATGGAACTTGCAAGAGAAATTGGCATGGCAGTGTCACGCATTTTTCCTATGATTACACAATACATTAATAAATAGGATATACAGGACTGGCTGTCAGGCATGATGGTCCGTCCTGTTTACATATGGAACAGGAAAAGCAAATGATTCAAGTTAATAAGCGAAATGGAACTAAAGAAGCACTCGATATCGAGAAGTTGCACAAAGTAGTATTTCATGCATGTGAAGATATAACTGGTGTTAGCCCAAGCGAAGTAGAGATTAAGAGTCAGATCCAATTCTACAACGGAATGACTTCGAAAGAAATACAAGAAACTCTAATCAAGGCAGCCGCTGATCTTATTAGCGAAGAAACTCCTAACTACCAATACGTTGGTGGAAGGCTTATAAACTATTCTTTACGTAAAGAGGTATATGGCAGATACACGCCATGTCCAGTTAAAGAGTTAGTTGATAGGAATACTGCTAATGGGTTCTATGACGAAGAGTTGGTTACAAAATACGATGATGAAGAGTGGGCAAAAATTGACACTTTTATCAAACATGAAAGAGATGAGAATCTAACTTATGTAGCTATGGAACAGTTACGTGGTAAATATCTAGTGCAGAACAGAGTGAGTGGCGATATCTTCGAAACTCCTCAGATGTGTTATATTCTTATTGCATGTTCTTTGTTTCAAGATTACCCAGTAAACACACGAATGAGTTGGATAAAGGAATACTATGATGCTATTAGTTTGCACGACATTAGTTTGCCTACACCTGTTATGGCAGGGGTGCGTACACCACAGCGACAGTTTAGTAGTTGCGTACTCATTGAAACGGATGACAGTTTAGATAGCATCAATGCTACTGCGGCATCTGTTGTGAAATACGTAAGTCAGAAAGCTGGCATCGGTATTGGTGGTGGTAACATCCGTGCGATTGGTTCACCCATTCGTAAGGGTGATGCTTTTCACACAGGCATCATTCCATTCTATAAGCATTTCCAGTCTGCTGTTAAGTCATGTTCACAAGGTGGTGTTCGTGGTGGTGCGGCAACTATCTACTATCCAATCTGGCATCTTGAAGTAGAAGACATGTTAGTGTTGAAGAACAATAAGGGCACAGAAGAGAACCGTGTTCGTCATATGGATTACGGTGTACAGTTCAATAAATTGATGTACGAGCGTTTGATCTCTGGTGGTGATATTACATTGTTCTCGCCTAGTGATGTTCCAGGACTATTCGATGCATTCTTTGTGGATCAAGATAAGTTCCGTGAACTATATGAACGTGCAGAACGCAACACACGACTACGTAAGAAGGTTGTCAAAGCAAGTGATCTATTCAGTTCATTCATGGAAGAGCGTAAGAACACTGGTCGCATCTATCTACAGAACGTAGATAACGCAAACGATCACGGTAGCTTCATTGCTGAGTTAGCACCTATTCGCCAGTCGAACTTATGTGCAGAGATTGATCTACCTACTAAGCCTCTTAAGGCATTAGATGATCCAGAAGGTGAAATCTCACTGTGTACGTTAAGTGCTATCAACTGGGGTAACATCAAATCACCAGCAGACTTTGAACGTGTTTGTCGTTTAGCAGTATGTGGACTCGATGCACTGTTGAGTTATCAGAACTATCCTATTCTTGCCGCTCAACTGAGTACAGAGAAACGTAGACCTCTTGGTGTTGGTATTATTAACTTTGCCTATTGGCTTGCTAAACATGATCTAACATATCAGAATATTGATAGCAAAGGTTTACAGTTAGTAGATGAGTACGCAGAAGCATGGTCATACTATCTAATCAAAGCAAGTGCCGATCTGGCAGTAGAGTTTGGTGCACCATCAGGTAATATGGAGACTAAGTATGGTCATGGTATTACACCTAATCAGACATACAAGAAAGACCTAGATGAGTTAATTCCACACGTTGAGCGTATGGATTGGACAACATTACGTGAGCAGTTGAAAGATACTGGTATTCGTAACAGCACACTAATGGCTCTTATGCCAGCAGAGACTTCAGCACAGATCGCTAACGCTACAAATGGTATTGAACCACCTCGTTCATTGATATCAGTGAAGCAGTCAAAGCATGGAGTATTGAAGCAGGTTGTTCCTGAGTACAAGCGTCTGAAGAACAAGTACGACTTATTGTGGGACCAAAAGTCTCCAGAGGGTTACTTGAAAATTATGGCAGTACTGCAAAAGTATATCGATCAAGGCATTAGTATCAACACTAGTTATAATCCCATTTTCTTTGAAGATGAGAAGATTCCTATGAGTACTATGCTACAACACATGCTAATGTTCTACAAGTATGGCGGTAAGCAGTTGTATTATTTTAATACGAATGACGGTCAAGGCGAACTTGATGTCGGTAAAATGATGGGCGAATTGCCCGAACTGGAGCAATCTGACATTGATGACGAAGATTGTGAGTCTTGCAAAATATAGTACTTGACATGCCCTTCGGGGCATGTTATATTAACTATACGCATATTGTAGAGGGATATAAATGAGTGTTTTTGATACTGCCAACAAGGCAGACCATACTAAAGTTTTAGCGTTTTTTGATCCAAGCGGTGGTCCAACCATCCAGAGATATGACACTCTAAAATACAAAACGTTTGATAAGCTGACTGAGAAGCAGTTAGGTTTCTTTTGGCGACCAGAAGAAGTTGATGTTACCCAAGATAGTAAAGACTTTCGTGGGCTAACTGAGCATGAGCAACACATTTTCACAAGTAATCTAAAGAGACAGATATTGCTTGATAGTGTTCAAGGCAGAGCGCCAGTAGAAGCATTCTCGCCTATCGTATCTTTACCAGAGATTGAGAATTGGATTCAAACGTGGACGTTCAGTGAAACTATTCACTCACGTTCTTACACGCATATCATACGTAACGTGTATAGTAATCCAAGTAAAATCTTCGATGAGATGATGGACGTTCAGCAGATTGCGGACTGTGCAGGTGACATCTCGAAGTACTATGATGATCTAATTACAATGAGTAGCTGGTACAATCTATTAGGTGTCGGCACACATACAGTCAATGGTGAAGAAGTTGTTGTTGATCTGTACGAATTGAAGAAGCTGTTGTGGCTTACATTGATGAGCGTTAACATTCTAGAGGGTGTTCGTTTCTACGTGTCATTCGCCTGTTCATGGGCATTTGCTGAATTGAAGAAGATGGAAGGTAACGCTAAGATCATTAAACTGATCGCACGAGATGAGAACTTACATCTAGCGTCTACTCAAATGCTACTGAAGGTTCTCAAGCAAGATGACCCAGACTTCATTAAGATTGCAGAAGAGACAGAAGATGAATGCATTCAGATGTTTGTTGATGCAGTAGATCAGGAGAAAGCTTGGGCAGAGTATCTATTCAAAGACGGTTCAATGATCGGTCTTAACACTGAGTTACTGAATGGTTATATCGAATTCATCTGTCAACGTAGAATGAACAACGTCAATCTCAAATGTCCGTACACTAAGGTTAGTAATCCTTTGCCGTGGACTAATAAATGGATTAGCGGGGCAGAAGTTCAAGTTGCACCACAAGAAACTGAGATCACTAGTTACGTAAGTGGTGGTACTAAACAAGATGTCAGCACTGACACATTTAAGGGGTTCTCTCTATGATAGAGATTTACGGCAAAGAGCAGTGTGGATACTGTGACATGGCTAAAAAGCTGTGTGAATCCAAGAATTTGGAATACAACTACTATCAGTTGAATCGAGAGTTTACACGTGATGAGATGATGGAGATGTTTCCAGATGCTAAGTCTTTTCCACAAGTAAGAATCGATGAACGACATATTGGTGGTTACAAAGAGTTGTGGACCATATATGAATAAATGGCAGAGTGCTTATATGGATACAGCAGAGAGGTTCGCTTCTCTGTCCACTGCTGTCAGACTACAAGTTGGGACAATTGTTGTAAAGGACAATCGAATCATTTCTATCGGATACAACGGTATGCCAGCAGGCTGGGATAATACGTGTGAAGATGAGATAGACGAAGAGTTATCTAATGGAACTACTTCGTATAAACTAAGAACCAAAGCAGAGGTCATACACGCAGAAGCTAACGCTATAAGTAAGCTTGCTAGATCAGGCGAAGCCGGTTTGGGTGCAGACATATATATAACTCATGCTCCTTGTGTAGAATGTGCTAAACTTATTTACGGTACAGGAATATCTAGAGTATATTATAAAACGAAGTACAAGTCTGACGATGGAATAGAATTTCTAAAGTCATGCGGAATAGAGGTTGAGAATTTATGAAGAGACAAGATATAGTTTGTAGTTATTGTGATAGTGAATGTACAGTAGAGACCATCAATATGGAAGACCCTATACTTTTTTGCCCCATCTGTGGCGCTGAGGTCGATATTGAAGAGGATGATATGGGCGATTGGGATACAGAAGATGAAGCCTGGGATTGAGCATGTGGACCTTAAACGAAGTAGAGTTCACTAGCGAGATGATTGACGATTACGTGGGATTCGTATACGTCATAACACAACTTCACAATGGCAAGAAGTACGTAGGCAAAAAGTTATTTCAGTCTAAGCGTACTTTGCCAGCACTTAAAGGAAAGACAAGAAAGCGAAAGGTAACCAAAGAGTCAGATTGGATGACTTACTACGGGTCAAGCGAAGAAGTTAAGCTACTCGTAGAAGAGCAAGGACCTACGGCGTTTAAGCGAGAGATTATTCACTTGTGCAACAGTCGTGGCGAAATGGGATACTTAGAAGCTAAGGAGCAGTTTGACAGGGAAGTCCTTTTGTCTGATGAGTATTTCAACGGAATAATAAACTGCAAGATTCATAGAAACCATGTGAAGGGATTAAAGAATGACTGATCTTACCTACTTACCATTACCATCAAGTGTTACGATAGATAGATCCGATATTCACGGTCTAGGACTCTGGGCTGTTGAAGAGATCAAGGAAGGAACTGAGATAGGGATGTCTCACTTTTATTGGGGTGAGACCCTACATAGAACTCCGTTAGGTGGTTTCTATAACCACTCTGATGATCCTAACATCGTCAAGGTGCAGAGAGATAGTCGAATGTTCATCTGCGCTTTACGTGAAATAAAACCCGGAGAAGAACTTACCTGCTCATACACCCTATACGAACTTAAAAAACTCTAAAAATTACTTGATAACTGCTTGATTATCTCTTATGTGTTTGATGTATTCATCTATGCTATGATCTGAGAAGTTATCTATTCTACCTTCTTTGATGCCCATCCACATACCACGAAACTTATCTTTAACTCTTTGCCATCCTGTTGGATTTCGAATCAGACCGTAAGCGTTAATATAATGTTCCGTACCATGGTGTTGATATCCCATCATACTTAAGGGAACAGTAGTAACTATATCGTTGTTGTTCTTCCATCTGTGATGGACAACGTTTAACGAATTACAGTATCCTTTCCAGCCAACTTTAGGAGATCCATAAGTGAACAGCATTACTGGGTTACCCAATTCGCCATCATGCTTACATCTAGAAGCCATGATTGTTGCCATTGCCGCACCTAGAGAGTGTCCACAAAACCAAAGTTTCTTACTAGCATTCTGCTTTCTAGATATGTCTTCAGTGACCATCGGCCATAGATCATCCACTTCAGTTTTGAATCCTCTGTGGACTCTTGAAATAGTTTCTGCTAGAACTGGATAAGCTTTTAGGTCGGCCTTGATATCGCCAAATTCTGTAGGCTGTGTTCCTCTACATGCGATGACTAGATCGTCCTTACTTTGAAATCTGTATGCTTGAGCGCCTGATTTGTTATAGAATTCTGTTGTAGTGAATCCTAAAGCTCTTGCCTCTTTAGTTGCCTTAGCCTGTGGTAGATATGCTATGGATGATAGTTGTGCGAAAAGTAACGATCTTCCCGCTAATGATAGTGATGTTATTGACATAATTTCTCCTCTTTGCTATTATTTATAAAAAAGTACTTGACAGTTAAAAGATATCCATGTATAGTATATACTTAACTAACTAAAACGAGAAGTGCATATGGACCATAAACAGCCTTTAGAGTTGCCAACACCTTCGCCATTTCGTCTGTTTTGCAGACAACTCTGGGAAGAGCATAGAGATGAAGTCTTTAGCTGGACAGGTAAGCAGGTCGCTTACACATCAGATCAGTTCTTCAGTAAGAATAAATACTATATCAAAAGCCTTTATAAAGCACGGATTGGATTATGACTCGCCGAGTGAAGTCGCTGGCTGTTGAAGCAAAGCAGGAACTATCTATCTGCTGTCAGACGTTATGCGACCGTGAATTGGTTGAAAAATATATCCAGCAATTGGAGGATAGAGTGCGGTCTCTGGAAGAAACACGCCCTGCGAGATTAGAGGATAAAGAACGATATGAATAGTTACATTGGATCACTTAGGTACGATCACACTGGTCGCAAGAGAAAGTCTCCAGGACTTAGAACTAAGCGTAGATCGAAGTCTGAGTTTCAGCCTCTAGTGTTAGAGAAGACATTTGCTGAACAACAGATGGACGCATTCAATGCTAAGTACCCATCATATTCTGGTAGTACTAAGTACCAGCCAGCTGAAGACCAATCTTGGAAACAAGAAGCTTCTAAGAACTTTACTGTTGCTCCTGCTTATAACAAAGGCGCATATCAAGTAATACCATCAACTGATGTTGAACACATTGGTAGATAAGTGCTGAGAAACCTGCAATAACGGAGATAATATAATGAGTAACGTGATAGACTTTACGAGCGCCTTAGCCAAGTCGAAGACCCATACCACTGCTATAGATGAGCAGTATCTGGAACTCGAAAGGCAGGCAGCTATGCTTTCGGAAAGGCAGGCAGAGAAGATTCGACTTCAAAATGAATTGATAGAAAAGCTACGAAATATGAAATAAAGGGTTGACAAGCCAGTTGGATATGCTATAATAGTCAAGTAAACCAAGAGAGAGAGAGAGTTAATGATTGAAGCACTAGAGTTCGCAACTGAAATGCACGAAGGACAAGTAAGAAAGTACACTGGTGAAGAGTACATCATGCACCCAATTGCTGTCGCTGATCTTGTTGAAGAATACCTCGATGAGCAAGTAGAGCCTGAAGAGTTCGTTATGGCTGCCATAGCTATCGCTCTTTTGCATGACACCGTCGAAGACACCCCTGCCACTGAAGAGAACATTCTTGAGAGGTTCGGTGCAGAGATCGCTGAAGGTGTTTGGTACTTGACTAAGACTCCTAACTTTGTTGGTAACAGAGCCTTTAGAAAGAAGTTGTGCGAAACTAGGTTGAGCCAAGCTCCTTATATGGTTAGGGTCATCAAGACCTTTGACATGTTCCACAACAGCCTCAGTATTCAAGAGCATGACCCTAAGTTCTGGGAACTGTTCCAACAAGAGACTGTAGAGTTGCTTGAAGCGATGGGAACACAGCACATCTTTGACGAAGCAGTTCAGAAGTTTAGGGATAACCAATGAAACATCTGAGAGAGATCCAGATGTCTTACCTGGAACACCTGGTGCATGCCTGGGCGATAGCTGGAGTACTTATCGTACACAGTCTATTGCCTTTCATATGGGTAACAAAAGCATCTGATATGCTCTGTAAAAAAGATGAAAATAGTTCAAAATAAAGGTTGACAATACCATCCAATTGGTCTATAGTATAAGAGTAATCAAGAGAGAGATAAAACTATGATCGACTATTTAAGCGCCTCAGACGGTAAAATTCAACTTTGGGACGATGGAGACATCATCGCTTCAAGTTCAGATGCCAAACAATTAGGCATATTGCTTCACGCTTGTGGAGGAATTGCTGATGAAGTGTTTGCCTCTTCATCTATGGACTTCGCTTCAGAAGAGGGCTTTGTTACTGACCAAGCCGCCTTTGAGTTGTTCGAATCAGCAGTTGAAATCTTCAATAACAAACAGTTTAAATAGTTCAAAATAAAGGTTGACATTGCTTTCAATACCAGCTATAATACTTGTATAGAATGAAATAACAGAGAGAACTTATATTATGAATGACCAAATCCTAGAACTAATTGAAAACATCAAAACAGACTATTACAACTGGACTACCCGAATGGGTACCAAAGAGTTGTCTGATGTCAATGTCAGTATGATTAAAGAATTCAACGAGAGCATAAGCTTCAGTGAAGGACGTGCCTACATTAAGATCCTTAACAGGGGCAGTGTATGGGGTTTCATCGTTAAAGGTGACAACGACAAGTTGTTCAAGAAAGGCGATCTATTGAAAGCCGCAAGCTACAATGCTCCTGCTCGTAACAAGCCACGTGGAAATATCCTTGATGGTGGTTACAAAATTCAATGGACAGGACCTTTGTATCTATGAGTGAACGTTTTCCGCCTCGTGTTAAAGTCAAAGACCGAATGGATCTCTTACAGGAAAGAATGGAGCGTAACGTCCACTTAACGGACAACGCTTCTGCTGTAACTGATCTTTTCGATACACTAAGTAAGTATTGGAGCATAATGTCTGAAGAGGACAAAGATTATGTCCAAGCCGCACAATATGCAGTAGAGGAAAGAAAGAAATGGAAATTGTAACTAAAGAAGAGAAGCCTCTTCTAGTTGATATGGTTACTAATGATGTTAAAGCTTATGCTGGACACCGTTGGTATACGATAAATCATAGAGTTCTGATCCAAGAGTATTGGTCGGACAAACTTAACTAAATAAGAAACTTATTTGTCTCCTTAGCTCAGTTGGATAGAGCAACAGCCTTCTAAGCTGTGGGTCGCAAGTTCGAATCTTGCAGGGGACACCAATTATCACCAAAAATAAAGGTTGACTTTAGCCTAAGATCCATATATAATGGTTACATAAATTCAAAAGAGACTATATTATGATTAGATATGAAATACCAGTACTTGAGCGCATGGTTAAGCACTACTCAGATAACATTGAGATGTTTCAAAGCCTTGCTCCAAGCGATGCGGTAGTTAAGGGTATGGCAGAGATGGTTGCTAATCGAAGGTTAGTGGCAAGCTTTATTGAAAACGATGGTGTGCCTACAGTACCTTCTGGCTGGCGCAACGGTGATGTATTCTTCGACGGTATGTTAAGCGCCGCTTGCAGTGGTGTAGAAATCTACTAAGGAGTCTTTATGAATGGTTTTAGAAAGCTAGAAGAACGACTGACTCAAGAGGGTTGGTACGTAGGTTGGGCAGAACTATGCTGTCAGACTTGCGCCTGGGATACACTGCCAGACACATTGCCTAATGGTGACGATGTAGACTACTCTAAAGTGTTATTCAACCACGAACAAGATTGCGAGAACGATGAGTGGATGGAAGAACTTGATGATGAAGAACTTGATGACTATGAGTACGAAGGTGACGGCACGATGAAAACATTCTCGCCTGAAGATCAAGACACGAGTACGTTCTGTTTTGACGGTAGCAAAGAAGGCATAGAAAATTTAAAAGCAATCATTCCCATCATTGAAGAGTGTGGGTGTGAGATACATTGGAATGGTAAAGGCGATACTCGCCCCGACATTTCTTGGAAACTAGATTAAGAATAGTGCGAGGTTAGCTTAGTGGTAGAGCAAGACGCTCATAACGTCCAGGTCACAGGTTCGAATCCTGTACCTCGCACCAAGATTTTAAATGCCCATGTAGCTCAGTTGGTAGAGCGCCTGATTTGTAATCAGGATGTCGTAGGTTCGAATCCTATCTTGGGCTCCAAATTAAGAAGTTTAAAATTAAATGAAAAAGTACTTGACAAAGCCTTCTTTTCCTGCGATAATATATACATTAACACTAAAGAGGAAGTAATATGAAATCAATTCTATTAGTAGTAGCGGGACTAGCATTAGCTGGCTGTCAGACTACAGGAATGTCGAGTGTTACCAATGGTCCAGCACGAGTGTTGCACCCTGTCGAAGAATGTGGTATGGTCGATGTCCCAGTATATGGGATCTTAGATCGCCCTGCTTCTGGTGGCGAAGTACTTAGCGGTGCTGTCGTTGGCGGAGTGATAGGTAATTTATTTGGTAGCGGTAGCGGTAATGATGCGATGACGGTGCTTGGCGCTATCATAGGTGGCACTACAGCTAACGAGCGAAAGAAAGAACGAGTGATTGTAAGCTACACTCAAAAGCACCAATGTAAAACGGTGTATAAGTAGCCACTCTCCGAACCGGTTGGGTAGCCCCCAAATAGTATGCTAATGGTAATGCATATGAAGATGAAGCAGTGTCGCACCTGCAAAAAAATTACCCGATGACAGTAGTCCGTATTCTGGGATGCGTTAGCACTGAAGCGTGGAGCTCTATAGTTCATGATCATAATAGATCACTTTAGTCAGCAAAGAACCGTTAAGAGCACCCAGACCTTTAACAAGGCGCCTGTAACTCAGTAGGATAGAGTACTTGGCTACGAACCAAGAAGTCAGGAGTTCGAATCTCTTCAGGCGCACCAACAGTAATATATAAAGAGGAAAAGATGATGAGAACGCAAATGATTGAAGCATTACGTGCCCACGCAGTTGGGCATATACAAAAACACAAAGTGAATGTTGAAGTTTACTTTAAGAGTTCAGTAGGTATTGGTGAACACTCTAACCTTATAGAGTCGATTGAAGCCGAACTGGCAGAAATCTCTAAGTATCACGACCAGCTAGATATGCTGAACACTTACTTCCCACCATTAACTGAGCCTAAGATTTAGTCATGGATATCATAGCTATGATAACAGAAGCCATTGTCGGTATTGTTGTTATAGGTCTAATGATATTTTTCATATATGGCATATATCTTTTAGAGACAGACAAGCAAGCTCGGTGGGAAGAACGTCAAAAGAGGAAGCTAGATAGGAGCAATCCCGATGAAAGAGACCCGAATAGTAAATGAAGAGCAGATATCTACAAACGAAGAAGGTGCTTTCGTAGAACAGATTGAGCCAGTTTTTACTCGACCCGATAGAGGATCTAGATTTCGAAGATCCTTGACCGCTAGAACAGCCAGACGTTTCGTTAAACGTTTAAAAGCCATACGAGTTGCCAGACGAGAGAGAGTACAGGCAACAGTCGCAAGAAGGGCTAAACATAGGAAACTACATGATGAAAATTAAACATGCGCCGAGGTTTGATACAGACAAGGTTTGTGCCATCTATTCGGAAAAAGATGGAGTGCCAGTTTCGTATGTATGTACTACCGATCTGAATGTCAGTGACAAACCAGTCGATATCTTCTTTAGATCGACACCGCATCCAGAGTTCGGTAATAGGTACTTTGGAATATTCACTCAAGTTAAATTTGATTTCATCGGTGATCTGATGATAGTCGGTGCTGATCAAGTTGAGAGTTATGATTTCGGTATGATAGAGTCCTCTGATGGAGAATGGTGGTACAGCCAATCACATCACGATTGTCTTATGATAGACGGTAAGATGATCGATGGTGGTAGGGCTTACACTCGTGGTAATGGGTTCGAGATGTTCAATATCCGAGATGGTGAGTTCGTTAAGTGTGAAGAATCTCCGGATTACCCAGAATTTGTAGATAATATGGATTTTTCTTGAGAAAAAGCTTGACATTGGACACAAACCTGCTATAATAGTATCTGATTTGAATGATTAAGAGAGAATATATTATGTATGTACTAAGAAATCTTGCTGATGATGCTATGACTGTTCTTAAGACCTTCCGCAACCAAGTAGAAGCTTTAGACTATCGAGAAGAGCATCTAATTCCTGCTGAAGTCTGGGTAGACTACGTAGAGCCTATCACTAATGAAGACCTCATTCTTGATAATAGTAAGCCAGCGTACATTGTGAGGATTAAGTAATGATTAGATTTATATTAGGTATGCTTATTTTAATGGGTGCCGTAGGGCAAGATGACTACGCAATGGAAGCAGGGATAACTGCTCCTCCTTTGATGCAGACTCTACTACTAGCACTTTTTGGATTGGGGCTTATGTTTTGGGCACTACCAAAGCTTATTGATCAATCTAAGGACCTTTGATGGAATACTACATTCTAGGTAGACACAAGAATAAATTAGTTGTTGATCATTATGTTGCTATGGTCATTAAAGCCCTAAAGCTTCATCGCCTGACGAAGAGATCGATTATTATTGATTTCAAAACCTCGTTAGATGATGAGGCTTTAGGGCTATGTTTCGGAGTTAAAGATGTCGCTCAAGTATCTATTGCTAGGAAGTCGAATGGTGTAAGCCAGACGTTCTTAGAACAGATGCAGACCTTAGCTCACGAACTCGTACACGTTAAGCAATATATGCGTGGCGAATTGGGATACAATCAGCATGGCGATTTCAAGTGGAAAAAGCGTAATGCTGGTGGATATAAATATGAAAACCAACCATGGGAAAAGGAAGCTGAAAGGCTAGAGAAGACGCTGTTTATTGAATGCTTTCCTTTTGATATGGAAATTTCTTAGGAGAAAGGATATGGCAAAAGCAGTAGGCGGATGGCGCCCAGAGCCGGTCAATAAAAAGACCTCTCAGGGCAATAAAAATGTAAAGACGTCCTCGATGAATAAATCGAAGAGGGCAAGTTTAAAAAAGTATAGAGGACAGGGTTAACCTGACTTCGAGGTAAATTATGAAAATTGAATTTAATGTAAGTATTGATACGAACGAAGATAAAGAGATTGGCGCAGAATTGGTCGAACTCTTAACTGCGTTGAAGATCAGAGTAGATAACCTAAACGATGAGGAAGACGAAGAATGAACTTTAAGAAAAATGATATTATTACAGTAATCACTGTAGCTGGCGAGTATGTGGGCAAATATGTAGATGAAAGTCCTGCAACACTTCATATGGCTGATCCGAAGATGTTAGTGTCTGGAGAGCAAGGCGTAGGATTTGGCACAGGCATCTGTGTTACTGGTGAAGATAATCCTAAGTTCGTGGACTTTTACACTGGAGGCATCGTGTTTGCTACTAAGACTAACGATATTGTCACTAAAGCATATCATGAAGCAAATAGTGGCTTGATCCTATGATCGCAAAGAGGTACAAATGTGCAGTGGTAGAAGATCCAGATAATCCTGGTGAACTAGCATTGGATATTCCTGACGAACTACTAGCAGAAGCTGGTTGGGCAATTGGGGATGATTTGAATTGGACTGATAATGAAGATGGTTCTTGGACCATTGAAAAGATAACTGGAGAATAGTATGAAGATGTTACATAGGAATGTTTTGGTAGCTGAGATTGAAGAAGGCGTAGATAAAGTAAGTACGGGTGGCATCATACTGACTGCTGATATCGACAAGGCTATTAAGCCAGGTGTAGTACTTAGTAGCAGTATCTCTGTTGCTAACGACTTTCCTGAACTGAGCGTGGGACAAGAAGTATATCTCGATTGGTCTAAAGCAATGGCAATCACAGTTCAAGGTAAGAAAGCCGCAATCGTGGATGTACAATATATCCGAGCAATAGTTTAAAGAAAGACTTAGTTATGAATATCATGGATATAGGTGGCAAAGTTGTTAAGGATAATGATACTTATCAACTTAAAGATAATACGACTTTGGACAATCTAGTGGTTAGTTCTACTAGATTGCATCCAAACAAAAGTACAACTGGGCATAGTCATCCTGGTCAAGAAGAAGTTTACAATTTCGTAGAAGGCAGTGGCAGAATATATCTAGACGATGTGCCACATAATGTTGGACAAGGCGATGTTGTATTGATAAAAAGTGGTGTTCATCACCGTGTTGTGGCATATGAGAAGGGACTATACTTCGTGTGTGTTTTCGATGGTAAAAGGAATCATTAAATGGAAGACGCTTTAACTAACGCTGAACTATTTATGTTTGGTGTAGTATATATTGGTGTAGTATTAAGAGCGATGGCATATGATAAAGAAGTATATTAAGTCGTATCTCTCGTTAGAGAATAAGGGATACGCATTCCAGGACGCAGTTACTGGCAAAGGTGTTTTCTACTACAAAGACTGCTACGGTGATTGGTATATGAAAAAGTCTAGATGGTCGCTCTTCAGCGCAAGGGCTTTTAAAGGATAAGATTATGAAAGTGAAGATAGGTAATTATATTAGCAGGTGGAATTCAGACCTCCATTCTGACTATATGGATAAAAAATATGGTGGTAAAGGTCTTGAAAATAGTGAGATCATTGACCATTATGTAGAAGGTGTAGACGATATGATTCAGTGGTTATACGACCATAGCATCAATCTATATCTCGATAGAAAGAAGCAGAAAGTGGATATTCGAATTGACAGGTTTGATACCTGGAGTATGGATGACACACTAGCTCCCATCATTTTGCCTATGCTCAAACAACTTAAGACCACGCAACATGGTGCCGGGTTCGTAGAACTATCTGATGTTCCTAAAGAGTTACACGGTAAGAAACTCACTAAAGAGCAAGGAGCTAAGGGCGAAGTGGATGACAAACACTTCGAGAGATGGGACTATGTGCTAGATGAAATGATTTGGGCTTTTGAGCAGAAGTGCCGAGACGACTGGAACGATGACTATATAGATAGTGAAGATGATCCAGATTCTTTCATGGGGACTAAGTTCACTAGATGGGATGATAAAGGTATGAAGGCTCATCAAAAACGCATGACCAACGGGTTCCGTCTGTTCGGTACCTATTTCGAAAATTTGTGGGATTAAAGATATGACAGATACTACTAAAATTCGTAATGACATATGGTGGAATGACCTAAGTCAGGAAGAACGAGAAGACGCATTCTATGCTGTAACAAAACGCATCTTTCAAGGTGTTATTTGCGATCAGATGAGTTACGATACTATATTGACTGAGGTCTTCGGAATTGACGGTAAGGCTGATGTAGGCAGAGATTCTGGTTACTATGCTATACACAATGCACTAACATATAAGTAGGAGTATACGTGGCAACTAAAAACGATATAACTGGAGATAGTATCCGATCAAAAGCTCTTTCAAAGAAGGGCAGAGATAATTGGGATATCATCTTTGGTAAGAAAAAGACTGTTGAGTCGAAAGGTAAAAAAGATGATCGTAAGATCCCAGCCAAATAACATATACGGACATCCTTATGTTATTAACACTACTACTGAGTATATACGACCATTTAAGAAGGAAAGAGTGCGGGTAATTGAGCCTAGTAATAACGCCAATCGATATGACCCGAATGGCAGTAAAAAGAGTAATGGTCTAATATTAGATATAGAGGTGTAATATGGGAATGAAATTAGCTGGAGTAATGGCTTTATTGATGTTCGTCATGGGTGGAGTATTCTATTGGTACTACAATGACACCCAAGAGCGACTGAGTATTCTGAATGCAAACAATGCAAAGTTAGAAGTGGCAGTTCAGATCAGTGAGGACGCAGTAACGTCTTTACAGGAATCTTACGCTAAAGCCAACGAAGAGTTGACTAAGGTCAATACCGAGTTTACTGCAATCAGACAACAGAATAGAGTGTTATCGGATAAGTTAGGTAGACACGACATTGGCAATCTTGCTGAGAATAAGCCAGGACTGGTAGAGCGAGTCATCAATGGAGCATCGATTAAAGCGGGTAGATGTTTTGAGTTACTTTCTGGTGCACCGCTAACAGATAAAGAAAAGGAGGCAGAAAATGGCAAATCGTTCAATAGTGAATGTCCTTGGTTGTTTGACAATTATAGCAGTAATTAGTGGATGCAGTAGTATGCCCGAGCCGATTACTATATCGGCAAAGCCTATTGATAAACCAAAGCTAGTATTGCCACAATCAGATCAATTGTTTCAAAGAGAGATTGAGTGGGTTGTTATTACTCCCGATAACGTAGAAGAACAGTTTCAGAAGATCAAGGACTCAGGTCGATCTATAGCAATCTTTGGTGTTACTGATGAAGGCTATCAAAAGCTTGCATTAAATCTGTCAGACCTAAGAGCATACTTACAGCAACAACAGGCTATACTTGCGGCATATGAAGGCTATTACCAAGAATCTGAGGAAGCATTAGACAGTGCTAACGATGAGATTGAAGATGCTAACGCTGAAGTCGAAGCACAGCAAAATGTACCAGAAAAAAGTATCTGGGAGAAAATAACTAATCAATAAGTGGTGGAGGATCTGGGCTAAGAGCCCAGAACTATAATAGAGGAGTAATATAATATGAGTGATGGCGAAGGTTGCGTTTGTTATGCCTATAGCGAAAGTGAATGTGGATGTGGTGTTGATTGGACTGAGCAAATAGTGTATGACTTACGAGACGAGGTAGCTATATTCCGCAATGCATTAAATGATTTATTGAATGATTGCATTAACTTTGATGATGGTACGCTAACTCCAGTATTCATGGAAAATGCATCTAACGTATTAAAACGAGGAAATAAATAATCAATAAGTGGTGGAGGATCTGGGCTAAGAGCCTGGGTGAGAAAGTTGGAGAAACCGATAAGCAGGCAAATACCATCGCAGTTGTCAGAACTATTTGGTGGTGCACACATATGTTAACGTGCTTGGCTATCATACTTAACGCATTGGCTAATCATGGATGGGGTTTAATTGGGTTGTGAAAAGGTTTTGGGTAATGTGGAAACATGCTATCGGAACTTTCGATGAAGAGGATGGCTATGATGCCAGGAACGAGAACCCAATAGCAATTATACGCACATTCATTCTATTACTAAACGTAACTTGCGGCATGTTTATCATCGCAAATATTTTGAGACATTGGTAAATAGTACTTGACATAGAGCCGTAGTTGGTGTATTATACTTGAATAGATGAAAGAATCTGCATACGAAGAGTTGATAGAACTTTCTAAACGATCACTTCAGAAGTTTAAAGATACTGGAGTTGTAGGTAGTTGGTCAGAGGATGATGAGATGGATAAAAGAATAGTTGAGTTCACGTGTTACAAGTACCATGACAAGGATGGAGTATGTACCTTATTCTTATTCTCCATTAACGGGGTGTGGGATGAATGCAAAAGGGGCTTAGAAGAGTCTATTAAGAAGTACCCGTATAAGTATTATGAGTGGGTATTTGATGAGAAATGGGGAGAATGAAGATGAATGAAATCCAGAAGGCTTTTGAGACTATAAAACAAGCCATGATTGATGATTCTCCAGAAGTACAAGGCAGTTACGCACATGCATGGCACTGTAATATAGCCATGGCTGTATATGACGAGTGTACTACGGCTCTGCCCGCCCGCTTTATAACTTCTGAAGATGCTATGAGAATTGGTAACGCATCTGCAACTAGGTTTATGAAAACATGCTTTGATGTGACAACTAAGCGGTAGTGGAGAATGAAGATGAATAATTATTGGGATATGTATGAACCTGATGTTAAGGAGTATTACGATACTCCCCTCAGGGATTTTGACTACGTTGAGAAACAACGGTTACAGCATGAAAGGAATGCAGGTTTAACATTACAGCAGATTGCCGACAGGGATAGAAATGAAAGAAGATGAATTAAGTAAGCAGTACGTGATAGTTACGGCAGTATCTACGTTTAGACAGAGATATTGTATCCCGATGGATCAACTTCAGGCAGAGAATACTGATATGACTGTCGACCCTCTTTGGGCACTTGATGCTGTTACGTGCGAAGAAGTAAACGAATTTTCACAACTACATATCGGCGAAAATATTGTCGATCATGAAGTGCTAAGTGAGGAAGAAGCTCTAGCTATGTATGATAGGGATAACGACTATCTAAAAGATTTAGATGTTGATAAGAAAGTTCGTATGATGCGTGACTGGAAAAGGTCGGAAGATAATCCGTGGAACTAATAACGATATACGGTTCTGATAACTGCCTGCATTGTTTGAGAGCCAAGCAGTTAGCAGAAGTGTTTGAGTTGACGCATGTTTATAAGAATGCCGTTGACCACAGAGAAGAGTTTGACCGAGAATTCCCTGGCGAGATCGCAATACCTCAAATAATTTGGGGTAAAAAACGCTTGACAGGCTATGAAGAGTTTGCTATAATGGTAAACGAATACATTACAAATGGAGAAAATGATAATGACTAAAGATGATATGAAGACCCTGTTACAAGCAGGTACAGTGCGAATTGAGTTCGTTAAAGCGAACGGTGTTATCAGAACGATGCAAGCAACGCTAAATTCTGATATTATACCAGTGACTCCAGTAGTCGAAAATGCTGGTACAACGGGAGCAACGAGGAAGGTCAATGAGTTCTCTTTGCCCGTCTGGGATACTGAAGCGAATGGCTGGAGATCCTTTAGATGGGACAGTCTACGTGATGTAGCAGGGACGATGTTGCCTAATGGCGTTAGCTAACTGCGTAGTATCGATACTCGACCTCATTAAGAGGGATGTGGATCCGAAGCTTCTCGCTCAAGTAGACTTCATCACAAGTGAAGATCAAAAGAGTGAGAAGCAGGTTTCCTTATACATGCCTTCTGAGTCTGCTGATGATCCAGCTGTCGAGCATTTAGCTGACGGTGGCTGGCAAAAGTACGACTCGCTAGTGTTCATGACTAATTGGCAACAGAGTATGTATAACCTATTTCTAGGTATTCCTTACTCTGCTGGTATTGTTATGCCCAATGCTATTGAGACTTTCGTAACAACTAAGAAGAATGAAGATGACATAAATCTGCTGTTCGTGGGTGATCCACGTAACGGATTAGATGTGGCGTTTAACGCATTCCAGAAAATATCACCCAGAAATCCAAACGTAAAGCTGTATGTCTATAGTGACTTCAGTGTGTTTGGCAATCTTAAAACAAAAGCAAACAAGTCGAATCTAAAGTTCTGTGATTCTGTTCGTGGTCATCCTATGGTAATGTTTACTACTATAGATAAAAATGCCATAGGCATGCAAGGTAAGATACCTGTTCTTGATAAGTGTCACATACTACTCTTGCCTAATCACTTTCCAGAGACCTCATATACGACCTTGATCGAGTGTATGTCTGCTGAGATGATGTGTATCCATACGTCATATAGCTCTTTACCAGAGACTTCTCTAGGTATGACTGCTATGTATGGTCACACAGAGGACTTAGAAGCCCATGTTAATAAGTTCTACCAAGAACTTGAGAACGCAATTAATCTATATAATAGGACTAGTGTCCGAAGAAAGTACATGACTGATCTGGCACAGAACAAGATTGTAGTAGATAATGTGTACTCATGGGAAAAAAGATGCAGACAATGGAACGATTTGTTAAAAAACCTCTTGACAACCAAATGATCATAGTGTATACTACTCGTATAAATTGAAGTAAGGAGTCAAGCATGGCTAAATTAGCAAAGAAGACAGTCAGATTAGCACCTCGTAGGTCTAACGCTGTTCGTCTGCAAGAAGAGAAGCACATCGGTAGAGAGACTACTGATTGGGCTGATGTGACCGAAGATAAGATGCCACGTCAAATATTAGATACGTTACGGCATTACGGCTACTTCTATGACAAGAAGCATTATGTCGAATGGACAACAGATTGGATGAAAACCAATCGTCCTGAAGACTTGAAGGACTACAAAGCCGCAGAAGACTGGCGCACTAGTTCAACAGTTGCCGCTCTATGTAAGATGGAGTTAAATGGCTGTGAGTTGCCTGAACAGAATAAAACGTTTCAGACTACTGCACTCAATGAGATAATAGAATACGGTAAGACTGTTAAAGTCGAGATCGATCCAAATGCTCCTGAGCCAGTGAAGCGTAAGAGTCCTTCCGAACTACTTGGTGAAAAGACCGATGAGTTTATTGGAGAAATCGAAGGGTGTATTGATGATTACGGTTTGGGTATGTTAGCCAAAGATTGGTCTATATACGACATCATGATCAAAGAGGGTTCTGCGGCACAGACTGCACATGATACTATCAGACACTACAAATCGGTTCAGGAAGAACTACGTGAACTAGTCGAAGATAAGACTGAGGATCTAGTTGAGGGTTACAGTCACCTGACACCTAGAAAGCAAAAGGCATTCTATAAGTTCATATGTGATCTGATTTCTGATACGGAAAAGTTTCTTTTGAGTAAGAAAGCGACACGTAAGACTCGTGTGAAGAAGCCTACTCCCGCTCTTAAACAAGTATCTAAGGTACTATACTTGCCATCTTCGTCTGAGTACAAGATAGCTAGTGTGAGTCCCGAGAAGATGGTTGGTGCTGATCAATTGTACCTATTCAATACTAAGACTAGACAGATGAAGTATCTGGTCTCTGATCGAAGGAATGGGTTCGAGGTTAAGGGCAGTACGATTATCGGGTTTGATGTTAAGAACTCGTTTAAGAAGATGCTGAGAAAGCCCGAGGATTACATTGCGACACTCGCTAAAGCTACCAAATCTAAGGCACTTAAGGAACTCAGAAGTCTGAAGACCAAAGAGAGCGAAACTGATGGTAGAATCAATCGAGATACTATTATCTTGAAGGTGTTGTAATGGCAAATGTCATAGACTTTGCGGCGGCCCGTAAAAAGTTCGAAGAGCGGAACGAGGAACTCGTAGAGTTGATTCAAGAAAGCGATAAGGAAATCGCAAAGCACTTCGCATTGAACGCCGTAAGGGATATAGTCACAGCACTGCACGATATGGGTATCGATGTTGCCAATGATCCTAAAACCATACTAGAAATTATGTCTACTATGGAGATCATCAAAGCGATGATATACAGAGCAATAGGAGAAGATCATCCTTTTCAAACTGTATCAGAGAGAATGTGGGAAGACCTGGATATAGATCACGAAGACCTTCTGGGACAATTCCTAGAGGACATGTATGCTGATGACGAAGACGACCACGAATAGTACTTGACAACCCCTAAGATTTATGTTATGATATGTATTCATATTAAATAAATCAGGAGATTAAATTATGATATTGGTAGATTTGAACCAAGTTATGATTTCAAACATGATGATGCAGATTGGTAATCACCAAAACGCTCAAGTGGATGAAAACATGCTAAGACACATGATCTTAAATACGTTAAGATTCAACCGACAGAAGTTTCACCGTGAGTTTGGTGAGCTATTGATTACTTGTGACGATAAGAACTATTGGCGCAGACAGTCATTCCCCTACTACAAAGCTAATCGCCGTAAGGCACGTGATAGTTCTGAGTTAGATTGGAGTGCTATCTTCAATGCTCTTAACAACATTCGTGATGAACTCAAAGAGTACTTCCCATACAGAGTTATGCAGATTGATACGTGTGAAGCTGATGATATCATCGGCACTATAGTTCACAAAGAGGGTAAAGAGTTAAACGTAGGTGAGCCTATTCTGATTCTCTCGGGTGATCACGATTTCAAGCAACTGCATAAGTATGCTAATGTCAAGCAGTATGATCCTACTCGTAAGAGATGGATTTCACACTCAGACCCAGATCAGTATCTAGCTGAACACATCCTTAAGGGTGATGCTGGTGACGGTGTACCCAATGTGCTGTCAGCAGATAATACATTCGTAATGGGTATCCGTCAGCGACCAGTGACTAAGAAGCGTATGCTGGATTGGCAAGATATAAATAAAATGGATGATGAAGTAAAACGTAACTATTTCCGCAATAAGTCGATGATCGATTTAACGCAGGTACCTGCTGTTATTAAAGAAGAGATACTTGAGAAGTATGAAGCAGAGAATACCAAAGATAGGAGCCAGTTACTTAACTACTTTATCAAGAACAAGTTACGCAATTTAATGGAAAGTATATCGGAGTTTTAATATGTCTATGAAAAGTTTAAATGAAATAATTACGGAAGCGTGTGAGTTGAGTACGAATGAGGAGAAAGTTGAGTTCTTGAAGAAGAACAACTCGAAAGAGTTACGAAACATTCTTATTCTCATGTACGATAAGAAGTGGTCATTCTGTGTCCCTTCTACAGCTCCGCCTTACAACGCAAGTATTATGGTAGATACGCATGGTGCGCTCTATCGAGAGGCTAGGAAGTTAGCTTATCTTGTTAACGAAATGTCTGAGGGTGAGAACCTCACGCAGATCAAAAAAGAATCGATCTTTATCCAGATGCTGGAAAACGTTGATGAAGGAGACGCTAAACTATTGCTACAGATGGTAGCAAAGCAAGCATTTCCCGATCTTCCAGTTGAAGTAATTATAGAAGCGTTCGGGCCGATCATCACTGATCCTGTCCCCGCTATTCCTGTAAAACGTGGTCGAGGTCGACCTAAAAAAGTAGCGTAGCTACCACAACAAGAAGAGTGTACTATCAATGGCTAAAGGTAAGAAGTTTCGTGAATGGATCGAAGAGGACTATTCCCACGAGAAAATAGGTAGGAAGAAGGACTCTAAGCGATATGATAAACGTAAAGCTGAGATTCAGAAAGCCAGAAGGCAGAAGAGGTCCCACAAGGATTCTTTGTTTGATTAGATAAAGAAAGGGGTTGACAAGCCCCTTTCGCTATGCTATAATATGTGTATAAGATAAATGATAGGAATGATATGATTAATATTGATAAGAAATTGGTTCTGGTGGATTGTGATGGAGTGTTAGTCGATTGGCTTTACACTTTTAATAACTGGATGAAAGAACATGGTTACTACCCAATTGCGGGTGTTAACGAATATGACTTGGGTGTCGTATATGGGCTGAGTAAAGCCGATATGAAGAAGCACATAAAAGTCTTCAACGAGAGTGCGGCAATCTGCTGTATTCCTCCTCTGCGTGATGCAGTCAAGTATGTGCGTAAAATGCACGAAGAACTGGGCTGTGTCTTTCACTGTATTACAAGTCTAAGTCTGAATCAGTATTCAGGCGTTCTACGTAACCAGAACATCGAAAGTCTTTTTGGTAAGACTGCCTTTGAGAAGGTTGTGTGCTTAGATACTGGTGCTGATAAGGATGAGGCTCTAATGCCTTATCTAGATAGTGGCTGTTTATGGGTAGAAGATAAGCCTGAGAATGCTGAACTTGGCATTAAAATGGGTCTTACATCTATTCTTATGGAGCATAGCTTCACTGAAGACTATGAACATGCAGACATAATCAAGGTAAAAAGTTGGAAAGAAATCTACGAAATGATGCTTTAAGCAGGTGATTCTGATATAAATATCTGTGTGATGGATACACAACGAAGCGATCCTAGTGGTCGCTTTTTTTTATTTTAAACAATTGGAGAATATATAATGCCTATTTACTCGTTCGAGAATAGAAAGACTGGTGAAGTACATGATAAACTAATGAAAATGGATGACCGTGAGTCGTATCTATCCGACAATCCAGACCTCAAACAGATCATTACCAAAGCACCCGCTCTGGGTGATCCTGCACGTCTGGGAATAACTAAAACTCCCGATAGTTTTAATTCGCTATTGAAGAATATTCATAAGAATAGTCCTGGGAGTAAAATACAAACCCGATAAAATATAAGGATGCAACATGCCTGCTCACCAACAGCAACATCGAATGACCAAACGCCAAAAGAGAGTACTTAAGCAACAAGGAGTAATAGGGACAGACAACCAATTATCGACAGGATTTCAGATCAGTAAAGATATCGCTCCCATGACTAAAAATCAGTCAATAGCGTTTGACGCTTGGGAAGAGGGAGCTAATCTAATGCTTCATGGTATTGCAGGAACGGGTAAAACCTTCTTGGGATTATACTTCTCTCTAAAAGCAGTCATGGCAAAAAACACATCATATCGAAAAGTGTATATTGTACGATCAGTTGTTCCGACTAGGGACATGGGATTTCTTCCTGGCTCTCAAAAAGACAAGATGAAAGTGTATGAAGCACCTTATTATGACATTGCATCAAAGTTATTTCAGCGTGGTGATGCCTACGAAATTCTAAAGCAAAAGAACAACGTAGAATTCATTTCAACATCCTTTCTACGAGGATCAACATTTGATGACTGCATCATTTTAGTTGACGAAGTTCAAAACATGAGCGATCAGGAATTGCACACAGTTATGACCCGAGTCGGCGAGAACTGTAAGATCATATTCTGCGGAGACGTTAAGCAGGATGACTTAACAAGCGAACGAAAGAAGGAGATGTCAGGTCTGCGTACATTCATGAAGATCATTGAGCGTATGGATGAGTTTGATTTCATTGAGTTCGAAGTGTCGGATATCGTTCGAAGCGAGTTAGTCAAAGCATATATCATAGAACGAGATAATCAAGGACTATAAATAGTAATATGGAAAATCAAAAAGACAAACAGAAACGCATGACCGAGCTGAACTCAGACGGTAATGAAACTAGGGGGCGAGAGGGTGAAGACCTTCTCGTTGAGATTCGACCTGAGTCTCTCGGTCAAATGGGCTGGGACTTTGGCGAAGGTAACGAAATCGATGATAAAATCGATAGAAAAATTTTAAGAGGTTAATATGTCAGTAGCAGATGACGCAACAAGATTACGAGTATTCCAACTTGCAGACGGCACTAGAGTCGGCAAGCAAATGGATATAGATGAAGTAAATGCATTCCTAGCGGCTAACGCCGGCTCTAGCCTGATACGATAATGCCTTTTGCCGCTAGAATAACAGATGCAATCTTAACAGGGCATGTAGCTCCTTGTACGGTATCATCTACAATTCTATCAACACTACAGGCTAAAGTGTATGTGGAATCGAAACTGGCTGCCGTGACTGGCAGTCTCATAACAGCGCACACTCAGCCCAATCCAGGTGCTCCGCCACCTTGTATTCCTCATGCTGATGCAGTAACTGGATCTGGATCTGCTAAAGTCTTTATAGGTGGAATTTCTGCTAATAGGCTTGGTGATGTAGCTGATCTGGGCACGATAACAGGAAGTGCCACGAAAGTTAAAATAGGTTAAAATAAAGGTTGACAACCACCTAAAAGTGTAGTATACTATATGTTCAATTGAGAGGAATATTATGTTTACACACTATCAACACGGTCACGTTATCCAAGAGATGTCAGCAGACACCTCAGACAAAGGCCGATTCTATACCACCCCTAGCGGTGCAATTCTACCTTCAGTAACTACAGTTCTGAGTGTTCAAGATAAGTCTGGATTAGACGCTTGGCGCAAACGTGTAGGTGACGCTGAAGCAAATCGAGTCATGAACCAAGCTTCCACACGTGGTACTGCTGTTCACCAACTCGCAGAAGATTACGTCAATAATGACGCTGATTGGAAGAAGGGTGCAATGCCCTCAAATCTATTCACATTCAATACAATCAAGACTGTACTAGACAAGCATCTAGATAACGTCTGGTGTCAGGAAGTTCCGCTATTCAGTGAGAAGCTTTCGGTAGCTGGTCGGGTTGACTGTATTGCAGAGTGGGACGGTGTTCTATCGATCATCGACTACAAAACATCTAGGCGTCCAAAGAAGCTTGAGTACGTTGAAAGTTACTTCATCCAAGAGTCGGTGTATGCCGCTTGCTGGTTTGAGATGACTGGTGTTCCAATCAAACAGATCGTCACAGTTATTGCTGTCGATGATAATGATCCTCAGGTATTCATTGAGAAGCCTATGAATCATCTCCACAAGTTCGTAGCTCTACGAGAAAAATATAGGAAATTGAAAGGAATTTGAAAATAAAGGTTGACATTGCTGTCTAACCTGCTATAATACATGTATAAACTAAAGAAATGAGATATATTATGAATATGAATGTGAACGAAATACCTAGCAAACTTGTTGATCTATTCAACTTCAACCTAGATAACGATGTTGCTGACATCCATGAAGAGTACTCTATGTACGTTATGGATAACGCTGATCCATCTGAGGTTACCATCTGTAACGGAGATACTCTGCTACAAGCCACTGAGAGTGAATACCTTCTTGAGGAATTCATGTACCACTGGATTGCAAAAATAGCTTAAATAAAGGTTGACATTGCTGTTCAACCTGCTATAATACTTGTATTGAATCGATAAAGAGGGATGATTATGAAGATTAAAGGTGCGACTACTGTTTTGAATAAAGAGTGCGAGTTTCTAGGGTTAACCTGGGATCAACTGATGATCTTCATTGTGAAGAATCCATACGCAATGCCTATAAAGGTAATTGAGGCGTACAAAGTCTATAACGATCTAAAGTGAGAGTGACCATGAATAAATTTATGAATGCTATCTATAACGCTGTTGGCTCACAAGTCAGTGGGTTCTACAAAAATGAGCCTTTCGTAGGCACCATCACAACTACCCGTCCCATGTACGGCATGGACATCCAAGTCGGTGTCACTGTTCCTGGTGACCTGTACCTCATCGAAGGTACAACTCTCTACGAGGGTGGCAATGGCGTTTTCACTAATCTTGTAGTCAACTTCAACTAGGAATCCGATTATGGCATATGCCCCTCAAGAGACCTACTTCGAAAATAAAGCTACCATTCTCGGTGGCTGGAGACTCAAGGAAAATGATAATTTCTTCGAGTTCTCTGTCAATGACGACCCATTCAACTTCTGCGAGGACTTTCCTCATAAGGTCTGGGTTAGCAATAATCCAATCAATGATTCGGGCTACCGATATGCCATAGTCAAGAAGACTGTAGCATACATCTGCGTGGATGAGGACGAGTTCGGTCTACCAGTCCTTGAGAAGTGGGACATAAAAAATCATAGATTATATCCTAATTACCTCAAATAACGGTTGACATAGTGGTCCAACCTGCTATAATACTTGTATTGAATCGATAAAGAGAGAGATGATTATGACAGAGAATATTGAAGTGCAACACATCGACAACATCCACTTGTTCTGTGGAGTCATTCCAGCTGGTTTCGACCTCATCGAATATGAGCGTGGTACTGACCCAGTTGAAGATGGTCTAGTGCTGTACGGTTTCGATGAGGTTGCAATGTTTGATTTTGCTAACCCTAAGCATGCCTTTGTTAAAATTAGTTAAAATAAAGGTTGACATCCTCATCCAGTCTGATATAATACTTGTATAGAATGAAATAACAGAGAGAACTAGATTATGGCTTATGTATCACAAGACGATAAAAAGAAGTTAGCACCAGCAATCAAAGCTGTACTGAAAAAGTACAAAGTGAAAGCTTCTATCGCAGTCCGCAATCATTCCACTTTAGTAGTTAACCTCAAGAAGGGTGAAGTAGACTTCGGTGATGCACATTACCAAGTAAACACTTACTGGATTGATGAGCATTTCGCAGAGAAGCCTGTCGCTAAAAGCTTCTTGAATGAACTTCATGATGCAATGAAAGGTCCAGAGTTCTTCTGTGAAGATGATGCTCAGACCGACTATTTCTTTCGTAGCCACTACACCGACATCAATATCGGTGGGTGGAAAACATCTTACGAACTAATTTAAGGAGACTAAATATGTGGGTAGCAAAACCAAATCTAAATAATAGTAACGGAATCCAAGAGTTCCCGACAGCTAAAGAGGCTGTCGATTATCTTGAAAAGTACACGGGCATCGAGATGGCTTATGATCGTAATCGTAAGACCAAAGAGATTACCTATGACTGGGAAATAATTGAAAAGTTGTGGAAAAAAGAGGTTGACAATTCCACAGGACCTGCTATAATATAATCTGAAACAAATAAATATGGAGAAGATTATGAGTAAGGAAGACCAAGTAAAACAGTTGTGGCAAGAGTATCAAGCTATAATGGCTAATGCCTATATGGGCGATGAAAATGCCGTGCTAGATAAGATCGAAGCACTCGGTGGAATGAACGATGAGGATTTGATATGAAATTAGTAATTCAAACGCAGGTTCGTGAAAACTATGGCGCCCACGACTGGGACGGTACGGGTGAATGCCCTCAGTACTGGAAGTTCAAAGGTGGTCAAACCTTTGTGTATGCTAACCTCAATGACAGCAATGTGGCTAGTCTCCGTGAGAACGGTATTCCCGTACTGCACACGTTGATCGATGATTTCAATGAATGCTTTGAGGAGTATGTCTTAGACTACTCTATCGTGGAAGACAATGAGGCTGTCTGTGAAGAGTGGGAAACACCATGGCAGTTGAACCGTGTAGACTCTAACTGGGTCGCATCACGTAGGCAATATCGTGAGGATTACTGGGAACCAGGTGTCGGTGGTAAGGATGAGTCCTACGTTATGGCATTTGGCGGTGAGAGGACGCAGTACAGCCACGAATATTTTACTGAGGTAGACGCCGCATGATAATGTCGCTTCTGAAATTTATATTTACAATAGTCGTGGTTTATTACCTAACTGTCTTTACCTTGACGCTATTTTTTATAGCTATGGCAACGGCTTAATACTTGACAAGCACCAGGGAATGGTGTACAATGGAAACAATATGGAAAGAGTTTTAATGTTTTATTTGGAATATTTAGATGATAAGGGTTGGAAGCAAAGATATGAGCATCTGACAATTAACGAAGTTGAAGCCGTTAAGGTGGATTTAGTAGAGAGGGGGATTAATCCTAATACGATGACAATCTCCAATATGAAATAGAGGAAAGCTATGAACGTGTTTGTATTACATCGAGATCCAGTGTTTGCCGCTAATATGCAATGCGATAAGCATATCGTAAAAATGATCGTAGAGAGCGCACAAATGCTCTCCACTGCTCATAGAATGCTCGATGGTACAATGTCAAAGCGACCCTCCAAGTCTGGCAAAAGAATGGTGCCGCACTTCACGCTCCCAGACTGGCGTGAACAAACGTTTTATAAGGCTGTACACTTCGCTCATCCATGTACTGTATGGACGATGAAGAATAACGAGAATTACTTTTGGCATTGGTTGCACTTCGAGGCACTATGTAAAGAGTACACCTTTCGTTATGGCAAGGTACACAAGAGTGAAACGTTGTTGCTGAAGGCTTTAGAGAGTGAACCCAACAACATTCCAAAGGGCGACTTATCTAAATGGCCGTTAGCTATGGGTGCGGCACCAGAGTGCATGACGGATGATGTAGTAGAGTCGTACCGTGCTTTTTACCACACGAAACAAGACAGGTTCAAGATGGCTTGGACTAAACGTAGCGTACCAGATTGGTTTACTTATAAGGAAAGCGCATAATGAAATATTTTAAACTAGAACCATCTTACAAAAAGTCTGTCCTAGAACTGACGATATTTAGCCGTCCTCTTAATGAGATCGCAACTTGTGCTAGTGACACTGCACATGCGATGATGGTAAAAGAGTTGGGTTGGCGAACTGGAGAATTCCTGATCACTGTGCCCGAGACTGATGAAGAGATTTCTACTTGGCTCGAGGATCGTGAATATGATAATATCCTAGACTTTGCTATAGATCATGGCTATACCGTGACTGAGGGTGATGCGGAGGTTATGGATCCAGATACGACAGTTCAGACAATGCTAGAAAATATTCTTATCCCTGACTTAGAAGATGATTACATCCTCATCAGTGAAGACTACCCAGAGATCGAAATGTTGTCTACCTGGGACGGCTGTTGGGACGATTGGACACTACGCACTGGAGATGTATCTCTAGGAGAAGACCGAATTGAATCATTGGTTGACGAAGCTATCGAAATGTTCGAAGAAGAGTATGAAGAAGGAGTAGAAAGTTTAGGTTGGAAGTTTTTAGGATGTGAGTGGGAAATGCACTGTAAACCTATCATCACGCCTTGTCGATCATATGGTCAGCCCTTAGAAGAAGATGAGCCTTTAGAGGATGACGATTAATGACTATGCCAAATGAAAGATTCTATGCTATTAGAAATACTCGTGAGTTCCTAGTAGAATTAATGGACCCTAAGAAAACTCCTAAAGTGCCCAAGGAGATACGACTTAAAGCGTATTACGCTATTAAGCATTTCCCAGGTGAGTACCACATGGAAGAAGCACGAAAACTCGCACCATCGGTATTTGGAGAATGGGACTCTTGAAGCGAAAGATAGGATTAGCCTTCATATTGTGGGCGATGCTAGTGATATATCTTGTTACTAGGGAACCACCGGTACCCGATCGGGTACCACAGGTGGAATACACGTTTCATGGTCATGAAATAACTGTAGAGGAATTGGAAGACAATGATATCATACAGCACTAATTGGATGGGACCTGTATCGACTCATTGGTATGAAGAGAGAAATATACCTTACGTGTTAAAAATGACTAGTGGAAGATTTGGTCCTGCTAAAGAGTACAAAGACTTTACTGAATCATATTCTTGTGGGCGTATTGATATCTATGGATTAGACGAACAAGAATTCTATGCAGGTAAAGATGAGTACGGTGTCTCGCCAATGCGTACAGAAGATTGGAATGCGTTCGGTGATTGGTTAGATAATATAAAAGATGAAAGTCTAACTACATACGAAGAACTGATACGCAAATTCGAAGATCACTATGGCAAACCAATAAGATGGCAACAATAGTGTCTGTTTCATACAGAGGAGAGTAAGATGAGTGAATACCAACCAGACAATTGGGTAGTACTAAAGATCAAAGAAGGCAAAGGTACATTCCCTTTCTACA